GATGGCGGGGGTGTTGTTCTCAGTGATGTGTGCGTTCATAATGTCAGTTCCTTTCTTCAGTCGTGGATGGGTAAAGCGCAGGCTCTCTTGTACAATTCCGTGCCGGTGCCGTTGCCGCCCATCACATGATAGGTCTTGTAGAGGTAATTCAGGTTGCGCAGGCCGTCGCGGGTGATGTACCCCAGCTCCATAAAACGGTAGCACTCGGTATAGATGCGGTCGTGCAGCAGGGCCAGCACCGCGTCCCACAGGGCCTTGATCTTGGGGATGGCGGCAAGGATCGCGCCGCCGATCAGAGCACAGAGCCACCCGGCCCAATACTCCGTGATAAACTGCCACATCGGTCTCACCCCTCCTCATCATCTTCCCACGCCTGCTGGATGCGCTGTCCGTTGTGACACACCGCATCCAGAACAGCATCTGCTTGGATATTGGATGCCAGCAGGGCCTTGTCCTGGGTACTCATGTTGTAGTACCCCGTGAACACCTCACCATCTGCCAGAGGCGCTGCTACGGTGATGCGGTCGATCTTGTGCTCTTCCAGTGTAGCTAGAACCTCTGAGAGCCAGGGTGCGTATGGTGCATCTGAAATCAGATAACTTGCCATCGGTCTCACCCCCTAACCTGCCCCAGCCCGGCCCGCTGGATGATGGCAGCATAGTCCTTGTAGGCCACGCTCAGGTCTGCGCCCTTGGCGATGCCGGGAATCTTGCCGCTGCTGGTGTACTGCCACATCCCGAAGGCCCAGTCAGGGGCGGGCTTCTTGGTGCGATAGGCCGCCAGCCATACGTCGTAGGGCTTGAGGGCCGCGCCACCCATGTAAAGGTTGGTCTGCCCGAAGTTCAGGCCGGTGTAGAGCATGGCGTACACGCCCCAGCTCTCCACCACGCTCAGACAGTGGGCCACAATGTCAGTCAGGGCAGACTTGCTCAGAGCCGCCTGCAGCTTGTCCTCGATGTCCACAGCCACCGGCAGCTGGAACGTCCTGCCGCCCAGCGCCTGCTTGAACAGGGCCAGCTCCTTGTCGGCCTGTGCCTTGGTGGTGGCCTTGAAGTAGCCGTACACGCCCACCGGCAGCCCTACGCGGGTGCACTCAGCGTAGTTGCGGGCAAAGTAGGGGTCGAGGTACGGCTTGCTGGGTTTGCCCTCTTTGCTGTTGCCTATGGCCCGGATCATCACGCCGGAGACAAGGCCGCTTGCCTTGACCTTGTCCCAGTCAATGCTGCCTTGCCAGCGGGAAACGTCAAGAATTGTTCTGGGCATTCTGCGCCTCCTTCTCGGCCAGCAGCTCGGTCAGCTCCTTGTACTCGTCATCAGTCAACTTGCTTGCGGCATAGAAAACGTCCAGCTTGGTGCTCATGCCCTCCAGATTGCCGCGTTCGATCATGCGTTTACAGGTACGGTACAACATAGGTTTGTCCTTTCCGGGGCGCTGCCCCATCTTAAAATGTTATCATCCTCTTGGCAGAGGGTTTTACTCAGTGATCCCCAGCTCCAGCAGCGTCAGCCGGTAGGCCTGGTCAACGTTCAGCGCATCCGCATCTGCCTGTGCGGCTTGCAGGGCGGCCAGTGTCTGGGGGAGCTTGTCCAGCGCATCCTGTCGCTGTTGAGCTTCCTGCTTCTCATTTTCCCGCTGGGCCAGCTCTTCGGCGGTGTAGCGGATGTACCGCATCAGCGGCACTTCCTCATCCCAGGCGGGCTGAGGATCAACACCGGGCACATCGATGACCTTCACCATGTCTCGGCCAATCTCTTTACCATCCCGGTAGTAGATGGCGAGAGAGCCGTCCGGCAGCTTTGCGGTCTCTCTGTGCCACTGCGGAGCTGCGCCCTCTACGGCATCATGGTGAACGACTTCCACATCTTCCACCAGATAGCCCGCTTCCAGATCCGGCTCAGTGGTCAGCACAATGCCAGTCTCGTCAATAATTTTCATGTGCGCTCCTTTCATGCGGCATCATCCACCCGCACCCAGATGTACAGGGCATAGTAAGGGTTCAGGATGTCCATTGCCTGCCCGCTGCCGGTGCTACCGATGCTCACGGTATGGGTATGGGCACCGGCTTTGTTCATACCAACGCCATGGGTATGGTTTCCTACCCAAGAAGTGGTAGCTGTTCCACTCGAGAAAGTATAACCATATGTGCCGGAGCCATCGGCACTACCAACTCCCAGCTTGTTCACTTCATGCTTTTGGGTTACTGCAGCACTGAATGTATGACTATGCCCACCTGCACCGTCAGTCCATGCGCTATGGCTGTGGGAACCAGCGCTGCCGGTACTGCCACTATGGCTATGGCTCGGCATTTCGGCAGTAGTCTGGGTGTGGGTGGCGCTGCCGCCGGTGGTGCCCACAGGGTAGGCACTGGAAGCGCCCATGATAAACTCGCCCTCAATGCGCTCCCATGTGCCGCCGATAAAGCTTGCCGGGGATGTGGGGTCGTTGCTGGCCCAGAATTTGATTCTGGCGTAATCCTCCGCACGCTGAGCGGCAAGGGATTCTTCGATCAGCTTTCTTACCGCTGCCGCATCCGCCGGTGCGTTCTCAATGCTCAAGGTCTTATCTGTCCCCGCCTTGGCCCCGGCCTCATCGGAGGCTTTCTTGGCGGCTTCCTCATGTTTGGCCGCGTTGCTCTCCGACGTCGCCGCCGCCGTTTTGGACTTTTCCGCCACGCTGGCCGAACCGGCTGCTGCCGCGGCACTTCCCGCCGCGGCGTTCTCGCTCCGAGCGGCTGCGTCAGCGGAACCGGCAGAGGCGGAAGCGCTGCCAGCAGCGTTGCTCTCCGACGTGGCGGCGGCATCTTTGTACGTCTCGGCGTTGGCCTCCGACTGTGCCGCTGCGGTCTTACTGGCGGCGGCCTCTTTGGCGGCGGCGCTGGCCGTCTCCTCCAGTGCGTTGATGCGCTCCTTGGCAGCGGCCAGCAGCTCGTCGGTGGGGATGCCGGTCACGCCGTCCCGCACGAGGCCGCAGAGCGCCTCGTCCAGCCGGGTGTCAGTGATCTGGCCTGTGGTGATGCTGGCAGCCGCTGCCGGGCGGGTGATCTCGGCAAGGCAGAGGTCGTAGATCAGCTCGGTGCGGGAGATGGCCGGGGCCGTGGGTGTGCTGGATGCCGTGCCCTGCAGCACCTGCAGGCTGACGGCTCTGGCACCGGCATCATAGCGCATGATGATGCGGTCGATGCGGGGGAGAGACGGGTCGGCCAGCGGCATGGTCAGGGTGTCGGCCTCCCGCTTGGTGATGGAGTAGCCGGTGAATCGGCTGGGGTGCACCCAGCCACGGCCCGCGCCCACGGTGACCGTCAGCCCGCCTGCGGCTGTCACCGGGAAATCCTCAGCTCCGCTAAACACACCCGAGGTGAGGCCCGCAAGGTAGGCCGCCACGTCTGCGGCATCGAAGTCGTAGCCGTTGGCGGGATATAAAACGATTTTGCTCAAAAGATCATCTCCTTAGCTTGCGCCAGACCGGCGTGCCTAGCCGCACGGTGCGGGTGGTGCTGTCGCTCTGGCTTTGGGTGATGACATCGGCCACCCGGACGGTGGCCTTGTAGCCCAGCTCCGGGATGGTGCAGAAGGCCACGTCGCCGGGGGAAAGGCCCTCGGCATCGATGGTCAGCTCAATGGAGCCGGTGCGCAGCTGTTCCAGCAGTTTGTTGGTGCCCCGGGCCATGAGCCGCTCGAGGTAGGCTTCGCTCTTGTTGGTCTCGCCCTTTTCCTCGTCCGGCTGCACATCCCGGGCATCCACATAGAGCTCCCGCCGGTCGGCTCCGGTGGCATCCGTCAGGCCCACGGTCACGGTGGCCCGGCTCTCGCCCTCGCCAGCGCCCTGCACGATGGCAACGTTGGCGTAGTCGCCGTCCCCAAAAGCCCACGCAGCCTGCTGCAAGTTGCCCCACTTGGTGGAAAAACGGTTGTTTGGATCAGCGGTGGGCCGGTAGACCTCGAACAGCAGTCGTTTCTGGTCGTTCTTGCCCGCCAGCCGCACCCGGAAGCCCAGGTCGCAGGCCGCGCCGATGGTCATCAGGTAGTCCATGATGCTGCCGCCGGAGGTCTGGGCGGTGTAGGTGGTGTCAAAGCCTACCAGCTCTCCCAGCTCCAGCTTGGGCCACGGCTGCATGGCACTGACCAGCCTGCGCATGGCGGCTTCCGCGTTTTCACTCTTCACGGTACTGGTGCAGGCCCGCTTGGTGAAGATCCACGTCCCCGGGAAACCGGTGACCACTAAGTTGCTGTCCTGATTCTCGTTGCTCCGGTGGCAGATGCGCATGGGCACGTCGCTGTCACTGCGGCGCAGCCAGCGGCCCTCCCGGAGCAGGGAAAGGTTCTCCTCGGTGGGGCGCACCTCCAGCGTGAACTCGCCCTCGGTGTTGTAGGGCTCGTCCCAGTAAAGGCTTACCCACACCTCAATACGGCCCAGCCGGGCGAGGGTCAGCTCGTCCAAAACGTCAAGCGTCACGAGATCACCTCCGGCAGAATACCGCTCACCATGGGATAAAAGCGCACCGTCACCTGCAGGCTGGTCTCGCCGCTGTCGGCGGTGGCCTTGAGCAGGTTGTCTCCGGGGGCCAGCTCCAGCAGGTCGCTGTCCTCGTCCAGCAGGGCGAAGATGTTCTCCTCCGTGCCGTCCTCTGTCCGCTTGACTGCCAGCTTGTCGGTGGTGGTGCGGTAGATCTCGATGACCTGCCCCGGGGTCAGGGTGGTCAGGATGCGGATGCTCTGGCCGGTGACGATGTTTAGCACGGTGGGGTTGACCACAGCGCCGTCGCTCTTGAGGGTGGCCGTGAAGGGCACTGCCAGTGCCCCGGGGTTGACCGCGTTCAGCCAGCCGACGGAGGTGCGCACGCCGAAACGGTGGGGCTTGGAGTAATTCACCGGCAGTCTGAACGATGGCACAAAGCCGTTGATGCGGAAGCTCTGGGCAGTCAAGTCGTACCAGAAGGGTTTCGGGCAGAAGAGCATGAAATCCAGCACCGGGTAGGGGTGGATGCTCTTTGTGTAGGGGGTCTTGGAAAGCACAAAACGGCAGAAGAATTTATCCACAAGATACATTGTGCCGCTGGTGAAATAGGGCAGCTTTTCCAGCAGTAATTCCGCATCCGCATCGCCGTGGGAGCTGTGGCAGTGGATGATGAGCTCACGGCTCACCCCGGCCACGCTCTGGCGCTCCACGCTCACGCCCACCTGGTTCACGCCCTGTGCGGTCTGCACGTCCACGTCCACGCCATTGATGGGGTCGAGGGAGTAGGGCGTGCCGTAAGCCCACCCGATGTCGAGAGTGGCCCCGGCATCCGTGACCAGCTGCAAATGGTCTTTTCTGAATGGCATTGTGGAGCCCTCCTTTCATCGTTTCTGGGCCTTGGCCCGGTCGGCTTCCCAGCGTGCTTCCCGCTGGAGATCTGCCGCCGTCTGGGCCTTGGAGTAGATATTTTGGATGATGTTGGTGTCGCCCTCCCGGTGGTACTGGTTGGCGGCTGCGGCCACCTGTGCCGTGCCGGAAGCGGCCACAGACCGGCTGATGGCCATGTTGTCAGACAGCACCAGAGAATTGGCCTGCCGCACCATCTCGGCCAGCTTGCTGTTTGCGGCCAGCAGGACCTCGGTGTTGGCCTCCACAGCGTCGGTCAGGTCTTTGTCCGGGGTGGGGGCCGTCGGTGTGGTGGAGCCGGTGTTTGTGCCTGTGGTGGTCTTGGTGATGTCATCCAGACTGCGCTCCACCTTGGTCTGGATGCCGTCCACATAGGTGGTCACGGTCTTGTAGGAGCGCTCCACGCCGTCCACCAGTTTGGTACCTGCCTCGGTGACGGTCTTGGTCACCCGCTGGGTGATCTTGCCGGTCTCATCCTGCAGCTTCTCGGTGAGCACCTTGGTGGTCACGGTGCTGCCGTCTGCTCTGGTGGTCTTGCTGGTGTCGGTCATGCTCTCGATGACCTTCTGGGAGTTGGTGGAGGTGCCGGAGCTGCTGGGGTTGTTGGCAGCTTCCTGCTGCTTTTTCCGCGCCTCCTGCCGGGCCTTGCGGTCAGCAGCGATCTTGTTGGCGTAGTCCCAGGCGGGGTTGCTGATGTAGTCTATGGTGCCGCCATAGAGCCACGCGACACTGTTATAGGCCGCGATCAGGCCGTTGATGAGGATAATAAAGCCCTCGATGCCCGCCGCCACGATGCGCATCAGGCCCTCGAAGAGGTAGCTCATAAAGTCCTCAACGCCCGCCCAGACATTCTGGAAAGTGTTGGCAATCTCTTTGTTTTTGCCGGAGAAGTTCAGCAGGGCACCCACCAGCATCCCGATGAGGGAGATGACAAAGAGGATGGGGTTTGCGTCCATGGCGGTGTTCAGGGCGATCTGGCTCGTGGTTGCGCTGGCTGCGGCGGGCACGAACTGCGCCACCAGACCCATAGCCATTTGGCTCAGGTTCCCGAACACACCGGAAAGGGCGCTGCCCAGCTGGTTCAGGGCTCCCAGAGCGATGCTGTTGATCTGTGTCTGCTGCTCCTTGGTGCAGGCCTGCCAGAAGTAACTGGCCGCCCACAGACCCAAACTCTCGAGGTCGCCATCCTTGAGGGCCGTTGCCAGCGTCTCGATGGCCCCCAGTGCATCCGTCTGGATGTCGGCCTGAATCTGCGCCCAGCCCTCGGTGAACTTTGTGCGGAACTGGGTGGTCAGCAGCTCACCCACGCTGCCGTACTGGGGCCCGGCATCCTCGATGGTTTTTGCCACAGTCTGTGTGCCGTCGGCGGCGATAGTGGTCACGGTCTTGACCGTGTGCTGCACGCCCTCGATGACCTCAGTGCCGGTGCTGGTGATGACACGCTTGACCTGCTCGCTGCCGTCTGCCAGCGTCTCGGTGGTGGTCTGGGTGGTGACCTTAGCCCCGTCCACGAGAGCGGTCTGGGTCGCGGTGACCGTAGAAACTACGTCACGGACAGCCTCGATGCTCTGCGTGACCTTCTTTGTGCCATCTGCCGCTGTAGTGGTGATGGTCTTAACGTCCGAGAGGACACCGTCCACCATCTGACGGCTGGTTTCGGTGACGGTCTGCTTCTGCTGTTTCGTGCCGTTTTTCAGGGTCTCATGGACCGTTTCGGTGGTACGGGTGACCCCGTTCTCAATCTGCGTGCTGGTGGAGGTAATGGAGTTCACTACCTCAGATGCAGCCTTTTTGGCGGAAGAACTGGCCTTTTTCGAGGACGCAGAAACAGCACTGGCCGCTTGCTCAGTGGTCTTTTGTGCAGCTTTGGCCTCCTCTTGCAGTTCCGTCCAGCTCTTGGTGCTGATGCCTTGCCCGGCCTGGGCTGCCTTGTGCCGTGCCTCCCGGTTAGCTTTGGAAGTGGCCGCTGCAGCCTGTGCATCCTTGTCTGCTTTGTAGTCATCGTAGCTGGAAAAGCCGGTATAACCATCCTTCCCGAGGAAGCTGTTCAGCTTGTAACTGAGCTTGTCCAGCCATCCGATGGCCGCCCCAATGGTGCTTTGGGCGATATTGGCGACGAACTGAAATACCCCACTCACGAAGTTGCGGAAGGTCTCGCTTGTCTGGTAAGCAGTCACAAGGGCCGCTGCAAGAGCAGCCACCACAGAGACGGCGATTCCGACCGTGTTTGCTTTCATCACGGCATTGAGTGCCGCTTGAGCAACAGCCAGACCGGTCGCCCCGCCTTCGGCAGCTTTATGGGCGGCAGCAAGGGCAGTAGTCGCAGCTGTTTGTACCACCGTAGCGGCAGAGGTGGCGGTCAGGTAACCTTTGTAGGTCAGAAATGCAGCACCGACAAAGGTGACAACGGTGATGACCCGACCAATGGTGTCTTTCAGTTTGGCCAGCTTCTGGTCATCCTCCGTGATGGAGACCACCAGCTCGTTGGCCTTGACGATGAGGTCGCCGAGAGCCGAGAACAGGCCGTCAGTCAGTTTGCCGGTCAGGGCAGCCACGTTGTCCTGCAGGGTAGACAGCCGCCCGCGGAAGGTCTGGCTGGCTTCCAGCATACCGTTGTAGAACTGCCCGCCCTGACTGGTGGCGGCTTCCACAGCGGCCTGCAATTCCTCAAAGCCCACCTTGCCGTCCGAGATGCGCTTGTACAGGTCGGCCATGCTTTCACCAGTGGCCTCGCAGATCTGATTGAGCGGGTTGAAACCCGCGTCGATCATCATGTTCACGTTTTCCAGCGTGACCTTCTGGGCGCTGGACATCTTGCCATAGGCCCGGACAAGGGTCTGCATCTTGTCCGCGTTGCCCAGAGAGATATCGCCCAGCATCTGCAGCACGTTGGTGGTGTCGTCTGCCGCAATGCCGAATTGCAGCAGGGTCTGGGTGCCTTCAGTCAGATCAGACAGTTTGAAGGGTGTGGATGCCGCCATTTTGCGGATCTCTTCCAGCTTTTCGGCGGCAAGCTGTTCGTCACCCAGCATGACCTTGAAATTGGTGAGGTAGCTCTCCATGTCCCGGTTGTAGGACAGACCGCTCTTCACCACGCTCAGCAGGGCATCGGCGGCTTTCTTAGCGAAATCGGCGATCATCTGACCGGCGGCTACCGTCCATTTATTGACGCTCTGCTCTGCCGGGTCGCTGTTCAGCCGGACATCACCCGTAATACTGAAATCAGCCATTGGGGGCGCTCACCTCCTCGTCATCG